CGCCAACGTCAGGGCTGCCAACCTGAAACGCTGACAGCACCTGAGCGCCGAACCGCAGATCGTTGCCCTGCTGCTCTTTGGACAGCTCGCCCCATGACTTCAGAACCGCTTCGGCTTGATCCTTCGGAGCCAGCGCGGCCACGGCCTGATAGTCTGCGAATGTCGGGTTCTGCTTGGCCATCAGGCCATGCATAGCCTGTCCGAGTTGCTGCTGTCGATCCATGGCCTGCTGTTGCTGCGCCATGGCCTGTCGCTGCGCCGCGAGGTCCATCTCACGCTTCGCCCGCGCAGCCTCCATCTGCTGCATCGAAGCACCCAGCTTCAAGCCCTGCAGCACCCCAGCAAACGGGTCTGCCTGGGGGATAACGTAGTTGAACGGCTGGACCATGACTTTGACCCTCAAGGACCGGGCATGACCGCGTAGGACGGCAGGCCGCTGATTACACCGGGCTGAATGGGCGTGCCACCAAACAGACTACCGAAAATGTCCTTTCCGGTCTGCAACTGATACCCGCCTAACATCCCCGGAATCTGAGCAAACTGACCAAACGCAGCGCCACGCCCCAGCGCCCCGCCGGCCTGCGCTGCGCCCTGCTGTTGCAGCAGGTTGCCCACGTTCACGCCAGTGTTCATACCTGCCGCGCCCACGCGAGCCGCAGACTGCTGGCCCAGCGATGTCAGGCCGCCGAGTCGGCTGTACTGCTGCTCCAGCGCCTGTTGGAGCATCTGAGGCCGGAACTGCGCCAGCGCGGCCTGCACGTTGCCGCCACGCAGCCCACCAGTGGCCGATGCGCGTTGCAGGATCGCCTCCTCACCCTGACGGGTCAGCGCCTGAAACAGCGGACTCTGCTCGATGCCAGAGATGGCCTGCTGCTGCGCCTCTGCGCCACCCAGGCCGATGAGGTTCTGCATGCCCTGCAACGCTGGTTGTCCGGCCTGCGTGTACGGTGCCAGCAGCTTCTGCATCTCGTCGAATTGACGCCGCTGCTCCTCAATCCCCATCTCGGCGGCTTGCGTCTGTGCGCCTGCGGCCTTGCTGGCTGCACGGGACTGCGTGATCGATCCGAGGACGGAACTCCCGGCAATCGCGACTACGGGATTAGGCATCGCTGCCTCCTTTTTTGAACTCGGTCAGATAGTCGTCCAGCTTCTCGCCGTACATGCCCAGCACCTTGTGAGCCACCGAAGCCGCCGCCACAGGGCCGTGGCACAGACGCACGGCGGCCAGCACCAGTTCGTAGTAGCCGGCCCGCCAGACGTAGGATTGAGCCGATGCGTTGCCTTCGCGCTCCACGCGGTCAGAGGCTTGCCACTTCAGCACCATCGAGCCCAGCAGTGGCGCCAGTTCGGTCACATGGCGCGAGAAAAACGTGTTTTGCGGCATGGCCACCAAGACGTTCCAGATCGTCGCGTCCAGCGCCTCGCGCCTAACAGAATCGTCATCGGCGTAGTCGTCGAACGTCTGGATGCTCTGCCACAGCATGAGTAGCCACTCCGCAGCGTCGGCGGGCAGCATCAGCGAGTCGAAATGCGTGCGCAGGCTGTAACTCATGGCGTCCTCAGAGGCTGCCGGAAGCCATGAACTCGGCGCGTGCATCATACCCGTCAGGTGATTTCGCGTCCAGACACCCGCAGCGTCAGCGCCGTGGCCGCGCTGGCGACGGTGGAGATGAACCCGCCCGACTCCAGCGCCTGGCCCACCAGTTCCTGGCACAGATAGGTTTCACCGGACACCACGGTGCGGTCGTCGATGACGAGGTTGGCATTGCCAGCCGAGCCGCCCGAGGTGACGAGGTTGACGGAGAACGTGCGGTTCACCGTGTCGGTGTTCGTCACCGTGGCCTTGTCGATGATGGCCTTGGCGTTGGTCGCGGTGTATTGCGTGGTCTGCGTGGCCTCCAGTTGCTTGGGAGGGACGAGGACTTTGACGGTGACGGTCATTGGAACCCCTGGATGTTGTTGGACACGGTAACGATGATGGACGGAATGCCCGGATGCGGAGCAGCGGCGGGCACGGCCAGCAGTTCCACTGACAGGTCGCTCACCGAAAACATGACCTCGACGTAATCGCCGGCCTTGAGGCTGAAGAAGTAATTGAGCGCCGAGAAAATCTCGGCGTTGTTGCCCTGGATTCTGATCTGACTGGCCGAGTCCGTAACGTCCGCGCCATTCTTGCGAAACCAGATGTAGAACTCGGCAGTTCCGCCAGCGGTCTTGTCAAGTTGGATGGACAGTTGCAGGTTGTAAATGCCGTCCGTGTCCACGTTGATGCGCGTCTGCGGGGAACCGCTCAGGAACACGCCGGATGACAGGTCCGTCGTGTTCAGCGTTACCCCGGTGGCCGTGTTGATGGTCGTCGCGGTTTGCGTGGCGGTGCTGTAAAACGACCCGTAGCGAGAGCGCTTGAACTCACGCGGTGGCGGTGCCGTGGTCAGCAGTTCCAGCGCCGTGCGCATTTGCTCGACGGCGTCCAGCGCCTGCTGCGCCTTGGCCTCGGCTTGCAGCGCGGTGTCCTGCGCCAGCGTGGTCACAGCGTCCAGCGCCTCGGTAGCCTTCTGGTCAGCAGTGCCCGCAGCGATGGCCAGATCCACCAGCGTGGTGGGCTCCAGTTCGCGCACGTTTGAAAACAGGCGCTCGAACTGCCGCACCTGCTCATGGTCTTGCAGGAACGACGCGAGTTGATCCCGCGTGAGGTTGAGCTTCGAAGTGGCCATCAGTACGCCAGCGCCTCGATCTGCGCCTCCAGGCGGGCAAACGACAGGTGCGCCTGACTGTCACCCCGAAACCGCTGCATACGCCAGTGGCGCATGGATCCCTGCCGTAGCCACACCAGGCGTTTCGTGCGGTTGCCGATGGCCCCGGCGCGGATGTAGTGATCCTGGCCCCAGGCCGAGCCATCGAGGGAGTAGCTGGTGCTGATCTGCGGGTCCAGCCCCAGCGCCACGCGGCCCGTGAGCGCCACCAGTTCCAGTTCGTGGAACAGGGCGCCGCTGCCGGCGTTGTAGACGATGATCGTGCCGAACTCCCAGCGCACCGTCTGGCCCCAATGGTCGCTGCGCGCGTCCACGAAGTGCCCGATGGCCGATGACGACGGGTCGCCGATACACCATTGGTTATAGGCCCAGACGAAGTTGCGCGCCCGGTACTGCGCGAAGCCCGTGAGCGTGGTGGTCAGGGTCGTCCAGATCGGCTGTTTCAGCGCCTCGGAAGCCGCGAGGTCGAACACCACCGTGCGGTCAGGCAGATGGACGTACAGCAGTTGGTGGTTCTTGTCATTGCGGGCTTCGAGCTTCACCCGCGACAGTTGCGACTCGGTGTAGGTCAGCAATAGGCGGTCAATCTCGTCGGTGCTGATCTTCTGCGCCGTGGCATTGGCGGCCATGTAGATGCCGGGGGCCTCGTTTCGGCCGGAGCCCATGAAGGCGATCATCTCGTTGAAGACGCAGCACGCAAAGGTGCCGATGGCGCCCTTCTGGATCTGCGCGCCGTCGATGCGCCCGAAGGGGAACAGGTCACCGCCCACGTTGTCGAACACCTCGATGGTGTGCCGGTTCAGCGCATAGACCTCGTTGCGCAGCTTCAGCAGGGCCACCACCGGGTCAGGGTCCACCTCGGATGAACCGTACTTCAGGGGGTTGACCTGCGTCGGGTCGCTCAGCTCGGTGACCACCAGGAACTCGCCGTCCGTGACCATGAAATAGCCGTCAACCCACACCACATCGACCAGCACCGTGCCCAGGTCCGGGTCCGTCACCTGCGTGAGCGTGGCGCCATTCCAGTAGTACAACCGGCCACCGGACACGACGGCCAGGCGGTCGAACGAGTAGTCGAACGCGACCAGTTCATCCACGGGGCCGCCCACATCGCCCAATTCGGTGACGGCGCCATTGCTGGCAATGCTCACCAGCTTGGTGCCCATGACGCGATAGAGCGTGTTGCGCCACTCGATGCCGCCCCGGTCAGTGCCTGGGCCGGTGCCATCGCTCACGATCCCGTCAGCCGGCCGCAGGTAGGCATCGCTGATGCCGCTGCCCTTGGGCGTGACGAAGAAGTTGACCGGGTAGGCCGTGCGCAGGTCAGGGCCGTTGTCTGTGTAGATGCCGCTGACGATTGGGATTTGCATGTCAGCAGTTCCACGCCTTGAGCGACAAGGCCTTCCTGGTTGGTCGGCCCTTCTCGTCCTTCATGGGTCCAGGAACCCCCGACATGCGGGCGCAGAAGGACTTGCGCCGTGCGGCGTCCTTCTCGGTTTTCGGGTTCGGCGCAGGGGGCTTCAGGTTCATGCCTTGGGCCTTGGCAGAGGCGCGTCCCTTGGCATTCAGGCCGCCCTTGGGGTTCTGGCCTTCCTTGCGCGTCCAGGCGGGTGTCTTAGACATCATGCCTCAAATCGTCACGTTGCCGCTGGGCATCGGCGCCGGCGCGGGGCCAGGAGCGGGGCCAGGAGCGGGACCAGGATTAGGTGGCAACTGATAGTCAACCCACTGCGTTTCACTCTGGCTCCACTTCCACACATAGCCCTCGACCGGCGCGGGCTCCACAGGCCGCACCACCCACCCTGGCGGGCACCACCAGACCGTTTCCTCACCGGGTCCAGGCACAGGAGGCTCAGGCACCTCCACCCAGCCG